AGCGTATTGAAAACTTGATTATTGATCAGTATGGCGGTAAAGGTTATCAAGGGGCAGATACTGTTGGTCCAATAAAATTGGGTGTACGCGAAGGTTTAGCTCGCCGTGGTAAATTTGAAGACCGTATGGGTTATTTCAAAAAGCATTACCCCGAAGGCCGTTATCTACGGATAGATGTGGGTGGTGGCGAAACAGTAGAACTTTATAGTGTTGTACCAAACGGTGCGTTGTATCGTGCTGACCCTACATTTAACCCAGAAGCCCCAGGAGCAGGGTATGAATTTTTAGCCGATGCGTTAGAGGTAGAAGCTAATATTCTTACACCCACGAATGCAACGGCAGTAGTCTCTAGTATTCTTTTCCCACCTAGCCTACTTGGTACACTCGGAGTTCTTAGCGCAACGACAGGGGCTAATTTTTTAGAACAATGGGCGGTAAACGAAACAGGAAGGTCGTTTGGGGATATGGCGGGTGATATTTCTGTTTGGAAAGATGCCGCAATAATAGGTAGTTTGGAAGCCGCAATTTTTAAAGTTTCGCCTATTCTTGGTAATCGGTTTAGGGCAATGTTTACTTCCGAAGGTCCAAGTGCCATTCTTGCTGGTAAAACTGCTCCAGGAGCTATTGCTGGTCAGGAAGCCGCAGAACGGTTGGGCTTACCACTACTCACGGTTTCCCAGTTAACTGACAGCCCCATTATCCAGCGTATCCAAGGTCAGGTAGCGGGGGTATCTAAAACTCCTCAACAGGTTTTCAACAATCAACAAGCAAAACTGTGGGATATGCTTCATGAAAAATCTTTAAGACCAGACGGAATGCAAGGGTTTACTGCGGCAGAGTTACGCCAGTATTTAGATTTGTCTGCCCGTAGGCTTAGTGTGGAACTTGATGATATGTATAAACTTCGTGCTCAAGGCGCGGATGTTGACGTCAAAACGCTACAGAAAACGCAAGAAGACATCCGTATGCTTACAGGCCAGTTAGACAAAAGTCTTCGGGAAGTAACTGACGAAGCATACCTTCGAGCTTTTGAAATTGCAGGAGGAAGCAAAGATATGCCTCCTGTTGTTTTTGATTTAGCCCCTGTAAAAGAGGTAGCACAAGATCTTCGGGTTGGCACACAAACTCGTGCTGGCACAACCGAAGCAAAGACAGAAGTTATAGAAACAGGTGTGTTAGGTCCGGATGGTAAGCCTGTTACCCGCACTGTCACAACTCCTGCTAAAGAACTAACTGAAACGATTGAGTCAGTAGACCAAAGGTTGCTGAATATTGCTGATAAGTTTGAAAATGTTTGGAATCAGGAAGTTACTACCCTTGCTGTAAACGATAAAGGCAAAGACTATAGTTTCAATGCTCTCAAACAACTTCAAGCCATGCGTAATGAAGTTGCTGATATTGCGTTTGGTGGTGGTCAAACTAACCAAAATGCTGTGAAGCTATTAAAGTCTATAGATGAAGTTATGCAAAACCCCAGAGGGGGCAATACTGCATGGAAAGAAGCATGGGAAGAAGCTACTGCGCTCTCTAAACTTGCTTCCGATGTAAAAAACGCTAGTAAGCTCCATACTTTTTTTGCAAGAAACACACAGGTAAATCCCGCTGAACTTGGTAAAAAATTCTGGTCTGGTGAGTTTAACTCTTCTGATTGGAATGTTATGAGCAACTGGTTAATCAGTGCCTCTAAAACCCCAGCAGGGCGTGATGCCGCTAATCAACTTATTCGTGATGTGCAAAACGGGTTTTTTCAAGACCTTGCCGCTAAACCTGATTTGATTGCTCAGCGTATTCGTACAATGAAAGAAAACGACCCTGAGTTATATTTAAAACTTGTCCCTAACGCGGCAGATAGGGCGGCTATAGATGATATTGCACAACGGGCGGCTTGGATACAATCAGATGCTGTGCAAACAGCCTTGTCTAGAGATATGTCAAACGGTGCTCGGGCTATCACGCTTATAAAAAATATGACAGATAATGAAGTTGCTAAGTTTATTGCAGAGGGCGGTGGGTTTTTGAGCAACCGTGCGCTTAATATGCGAGCATCTATTTTTGATAGCATCCTTAAAAAAGCAAGTTCTTATAATACCGATTTAGGCACAGATGTTGTTGACCCCAAGGTTCTTTCTACTGAAATAGATAAACTTTTGAAATTTGATGGTGAGTATTCTGGCCTCGAGCCTCTTTTTAGAAACGCCGAGCACCCAGAGTATATGCAAGAGTTGGCTGACATCCGTACTTATGTCATGTACACAAACAAACTTGATGATTTGGGTTCAAGTTTGCAATCTGCTTCTACTGTTGCCGGATTGCAAGGTCTTGAACTCGGAGCAATGAAAATGGTTTTGCAACAAAATCTCATGGCTAAGTTCTTAGCGTCGCCACCTTCGGTTGGACAAATGAAAAGAGCCCATGGTCCAAACGCCTTTAAATTTAAAAAAGATTCCGTGTACGGCGTCGTACTAGACACTATGCGTAAGGGTTTTGTAGACCAAAGTGAAACCCTGGAGGAAGAAACATTACGCACCCAAATGGCTCCTGCTATGGGGGATACCTCAGCTCTAGAAACAGAGGCTACTACCAATGTAGCGAGTGCGCCTGTTACGCCTCCTGTAACCGCTCCTGCGCCTCCTGTAGCGAGTGCTAATATAGGGTTGCCTAAAATACCGTTAGCGAGTGTGCCTCCTGCGCCAGCACAATCAACCACGGACTATTCCTCTCTATTCCCACGCGATGAAATAGGTGGTGCAATAGCAAGCCGTGGCCAAGGGATTATGAGTTTAGGATAAGTTATGAATTTAGAGCAATTACGCAAAGAAATAGAAGCAGATGAGGGGTGTAGGTATGATATTTACTTGGATCATCTTGGCTACCCTACTTTTGGTATTGGCCATCTTATTAGCGAAACGGATCCAGAGCATGGAGCAGAAGTCGGGACGAGTGTCAGCGAAGCTCGTGTCATACAGGCATTCAATACAGACATGGGTATTGTACTGGATGACTGCAATACGCTCTATGAAGATTTTGAAACGCTTCCGGAAGAAGTCCAACACATAATTGCAAACATGATGTTCAATATGGGCAGACCACGCCTCAGCAAATTTAAAGGAATGAAAGCTGGTGTGGATGCTCGTGATTGGAATAAAGCCGCTGATGAAATGGTTGACTCACGCTGGTATCAGCAAGTTACTAATAGAGCACAACGGCTTGTAGACCGTATGCGAGCAGTGTACTAATTATGGATCCTGTAAGCGCAATGGCGACCGCTTCAGCGGCTTTCGGTGCGCTTAAAAGAGGTTTCGCCATAGGTCGCGACCTTGAATCCATGGCTAGTGATTTATCAAGGTGGATGGGTGCGCTTTCCGATATTGAGCAAGCTGAAAAAGAAGCTAAAAACCCACCTATTTTTAAGAAAATAATCAGCAGTAAGTCTGTAGAACAAGAAGCGATAGAAGCCTTCGCCGCAAAGAAAAAAGCTCAAGCACAGCGAGATGAACTTAAACAGTGGTTGCAATTCACCATTGGTTCAAAAGCATGGGATGAGCTTATTTCAATGGAAGGCCAAATCCGTAAACAACGCCAAGAAACAATTTACCGACAGCGCGAGCGTAGGCAAAAGTTTATTGAAATAGTAGTAATCATTTTAGCCATTGTTACTGGAGCGGCATTGCTGTTTGGGTTCATTTGGCTTATGAAAAGCAAACAGAATTAAACAATCCAATCTCTAAAGTCTTCTGCGAGGACTTGGCTTGCTATATTGATTTTATTCCGCAAGGCTTTCAAGATACGCTCGTCGACTGTGTCTTCCGCTACAATATCAATATATGTTACTTTGCTAGTTTGCCCGATACGGTGCGCTCTATCTTCGCTTTGTAACCGTATTTCAAGGTCAAAGTTATTGCTGTAATACACCACAGTTTTAGCTTCTGTCAATGTTAGGCCATAACCACCTGTCCGTGGTTGCCCTACAAAATAAGTCAATGGGTCGTTAGGGTCTTGGAAACGGTTAACAATTTCCTGTCGCTCATCACTCTCGGTTTCACCGTAATAAGTGGCTACTGATTGTTCGCCGTAAACCTTTGCAATGGCTTGCTCAATATTCTTAATGTCATGTGTAAAGTTAGCCCAAATGATAACCTTACCATCTACTTCTTCTAGAACGGACATTAGTTCAGGTAACTTAGCTGAATCAAATATTTTCATTTCACCATCGTCCATTCGCACATGGCCTGAGCAAACTTGCTGTAGCCTGAGCAGTTGCGTAAGGATTGTATCTGTGGTTACAGAACCTTCCTCAAGCATGGCAAGGGCAAATGTTTTAAGGCTTGAATATACCGATTTTTGTTCAGTGGTAAGTTCCACACTGCGTTTGATATACACTTTATCGGGCAAGTCTAAGCAGTCTTCTTTCTTTACACGGAAACTAAAGTTTTCTAGAACACCGTTGAGTTTATCAAGGTTACGGTATCCTACTACTTGGTTAAAACTATGCGCTCCCATTGTGCGGCGTTGCACCACGGCATACTCGTATTGGAAGCTAAAGTAACTACTATGGCCAAGTAACCATGGATCAAGGAACTCACATTGTGTATACAAATCCATAGGGCTTTTGGTTACTGGTGACCCTGTTAGTATGCGTTTGAAGGTAGCGTTTTTGCCTATCTTCACAATGTTCTTAGTGCGTTTAGCATCCTTGCTTTTTATGGTAGTGCTTTCATCTACAGCCATAAGACATTTGTGAGCATTGATAAAACGCTCGGCAATATCGCAACCCTTCTTTGTACTGAAGGCTTCAACATTCATAACAAAGATCTTGAGGTTATCGTCGGGGAAAAACAGGGTCTTTTGTTTTTCAAGTTGTGTTTTGGTTTGGCTAGGATTCCACAGCACCGTGTCATACATAACATGGTCTGGAATGTGCGTGGGCAGTTCACCTTTTTCCCAGTTTCGGTACACACCTTTGGGGGCGATTATCAATGCCGCCGTAATCTCACCTCGGTCATACAGCACACACATATTATCAATAAGCACTTTTGATTTACCTGTCCCCATATCCATGAAGTAGGCAAATTCTGGCTTGTTCCAAGATTTTTTCAAAGCCTCGAGCTGGTGCTCATAGGGCTGGAATTTAAATTTGTAACGCATAACACCGCTTTCTAATGGGTACTTTTGTATAATAGCACCGAACGCAAAAAACTGCATATGTTTTTGTATCTGTTTTTAATCCGCGCGACCAGTCAAAGTAAGTATTTGTTTTTGGATAAAACCCAGATATCAGATATCAGATATTAAAATATCGGATTAATCGTAACGATAACATTTATGTTTTACACCTATTTATAAAAGTGTAATGTAGGGGTGTTGGGTAATCCTGCCCAGCGTAGAAAGCAAACGGAGTAGAAAGCCGTGACAGTCTACATAACACAAGAAGTGCGTGGTAGAGATATCACAGATGCAGTTGCTTTTGGTGACTTGCAAATACTTGTTCCTGCCAAGGAGCAAGTTTCATTTAGCACTCAGCCGACGGTTCGTAGAATTCATCGTGGCCTTCGCAACTTTTGTGACGAGGATTACATTTTGTTATCTGGTGACCCTTTGTGCATTGGTATTGCCTGTGCAGAAGCGGCACGGCGTAACAATGGTAGGTTCAAAGCACTCAAGTGGGATAGGTTAGAAGAACGCTACTACCCTTTGGAAGTGGACTTGTATCATAGGAAGGAGGTCCAAAATGGACTTTGAAAGTGTGGCTGGAGACCTAACCAGCATAAATCAATCTGGTATCAGCACTATCAGTAACCTATGCAAACAACAACTTGCCTTGGAAAAACGGATCGCTGATCTAGAAGAAGAGCTGAAAGATGCCAAGCGTGAACATCGCAAAATTGCTGAGGATTTACTCCCAGCCGCGATGGATGAGCATGGTATGTCTCAGTTAAAAATGGATGATGGTAGTGAAATAAGTGTTTCACCTTATTACAGTGCCAGCATTTCCAAAGACCGTGCTGATGAAGCCTTTCAATGGCTTACTGAAGCAGGGCATGGCTCATTAATCAAGAACCATGTAACAGCGGCCTTTGGGCGTGGCGAGGATAACCTTGCCAAAGATTTGCTTGCCGAGCTCGACCAGCGCGGTATGGCAACTCAAACTAAGACTTGGGTTGAACCCATGACGCTCAAGTCTTTTGTTAAGGAACAGGTTGAAAAAGGTGAAAACCTACCATACGACCTGTTGGGTATATTCGTGGGACAGCGAGCCAAGATACGGAGGTAAGTATGGCCACAGAAGTAGCAAAGAAAGAATCAACTGCGGTAGCGATGGCATCTCAGTTTGAGGATATGGGTGGTTTGGGTTTTGAGGAAACAACATCACAGGATATGGCAATCCCATTCCTGCGTATCCTCGCACAACTCAGCCCACAAGTTAATAAGCGTGATGGCGCATATGTTGATGGTGCAGAAGCTGGCATGATCTTCAATACGGTAGCCAATAAAGCATACGATGGTGAAAAGGGCGTGACTGTAGTGCCATGTTACTACAACCGTCGTTATGTTGAGTGGGCTCCGCGTGAAAAGGGTGGTGGCTATTTTGGCTCTTATTCACCCGATGATGATATTGTCAATACGACAACCAAAAACGAGCGTGGTGAGTATATTTTGCCTAATGGTAATATCCTGACTAACACAGCGCAGTTCTTTGTAATCCTGCTTGATGAGGATGGTCCTCAGCGTTGTTTGATCACAATGTCTAGCACCCAACTCAAGAAAGCTCGTAAGTGGGTTACACAAATGCAATCTCTTACAGCACAGGGTAAGAATGGTCCGTTCACTCTGCCAATGATGTCGCACAGCTATCAGCTCGGCACTGTTGCAGAAAGCAATGATAAGGGTAACTGGTTTGGTTGGGAAATCAACAAAATTGGTCCACTTAACCTTGCAGATGACCAAGATAATTCTGTGTTTGAAATGGCGGTAGCGTTTGCAAAATCGGTAAAGGCTGGTGAGGTAGAGGTAAAAGAACAAGCACCCACTGAATCAGCACAGCAGAGCAATGGTTCTGTAGCCGATGATGACGATGTGCCGTTTTAAGTTCAACTATGGGAGTTGATCGCCCATAGTTGCTCGGGAGGGTAGTCGGGAGTCTGCCTAACTACTCTCCCACCTTTTTTATACTGGAGTAAGATATGTCTTTAGCAGAGAAATTTCTAAAGCTATTTGATGGCAACAAACGAGCGCATGGCGTGTTTAATCCTGACGAACAGCGCAGTGATGGCAAGCGGCTTGGCGTTTACAAAATCATAAAACAGCCACCAACTGAAGAACTTTGGCAACAGCACCTAGATGGTAAGCAAGGGCTAGGCATTATCCCCATACGCGATGACAACCTTTGTATGTGGGGTGCGATTGATATTGATACCTATGATGTTGACCATAAGGCTCTTGTTAATAAACTCAAAGATGCCAAAATTATAGGATGGGTGGGTCGCAGTAAATCTGGTGGCGCACATATTTATTTCTTTTTTACAGATGCGCTAAAAGCCGAGTTTGTACAATCCAAACTTACTGAGCTTGCCGCATCACTTGGTCATGCCGAAGGTGAGATATTCCCCAAACAATCAACCATTCTTGTAGACCGTGGTGATACAGGTAATGGTTTGAATATGCCTTACTTCAAAGGCGACTTGAGCACACGGTCAGTGTACGACTTTAAGGGTGAACTTATGTCACCTGAAGAGTTTGTGACCAAAGCCTCCCGTAACAAAATTAGCCCTGAAGACTTTGCTAAGTACCGTATATCCGAACCAGAGCCTAAGTTAAAGGATGGTCCACCATGCTTGAATGAACTTTGTCAACAGGGCTTTGGCGAAGGCTCACGGAACAATGCTCTCTTTAACCTTGGTGTGTATGCGCGGATGTTTGACGCGGATAATTGGGAAGCCTTAATCCAGCGTTACAATGTTGAGTATTTGCATCCACCCCTCAGTCATACAGAAGTTGGGGCAGTAATCAAACAATTACAGCGCAAGGATTACTATTACAAATGTGACGACCAACCTATCAAACCCTTTTGTAATAAGGATCTATGCGTTACTCGCAAATATGGTGTTGGTCCAGCGGGTATCCAAAACCAAATGTCCAGCCTTACCAAGATTGATGGTGACCCACCAATTTGGATATTGGATGTAGATGGCCAGCGTGTTGAATTAAGCACTGATGGATTGATTAGTCAAACACGCTTCCAAAAAGATTGTGTGGCACAAATCAATAAATTACCTATCGCTGTCAGCCAAAGAGCATGGCAGACCAGAATACAACTGCTATTAGATAACTTAACCATTGTAGAAGTACCACCTGATGCTACTATTAAAGGCGAGTTTGAAGACCTGTTATCACAGTTCTGCACTGATAGAGCTAAAGGTGTAGAGCGTGAAGACATATTACAGGGTGTAGCAGTTTGGTCGGAAGGAAATGTATATTTCCAAGTTAAGGATATTAAGAAACACTTGACCGTTAATGACTTTAACCACTACACCTCCAACAAAATTACGCTGAGGCTTCAGGGCATGGAAGCAGAAAAAATGTTTTGGCGAATAAAAGGTAAAGGTATCCATGTGTGGTCACTACCGCAGGAGTTCTTTGCTGATGACGATGAGCCAATGCAACTGCCTGACTTACCTCAGCAGGACGACATATTATAATGAACATTATACTCGGACCTCCAGGGACAGGGAAAACAACATACCTCCTCAATAAGGTCGAAGAGTATTTGCAAAAAGGTGTCGCTCCTGATCGTATCGGTTACTTTGGCTTCACTCGCCGTGCCGCTAGTGAAGCCATAGACCGCGCTTGTGATAAGTTTAAACTGCACAGGCGCGACCTACCCTTTTTCCGTACGCTACACAGTCTAGCGTTCATGCAGATGGGTATCAACCAAAACCAAATAATGACCTCTGACAAATATTCAGAAATAGGTGATTGGTTAAAGATTGGTGGCTTTTTTGGAAGTAACCAGCCTGTAGACCAAGGTCCGTATAAAGACTTTGGTTATGGGGATAAGTTCCTTGAAATCATAAACATTGCTCGTATCCAGCAACAGCCGTTGCGTCAGGTATACAATGCTTCTACCGTGCCACTTAAAACAGATTGGGCTAGGGTTGATTATGTTGACCGTGGCTTAAAGGCTTGGAAAGATAGATACCACCTATTTGATTATACAGATATGCTTGAGCAGTTCTGTTATAGGGAGTTAGCCCCGAAACTAGAGGTGGTGTTTATTGATGAAGCGCAAGATTTATCACCTTTGCAATGGAAAATGGTGCGTCTGTTACAGGCCAACTGCAAAGAGATATTTGTGGCTGGCGATGATGACCAAGCCATCTTCCGTTATGCGGGTGCAGATGTAGACTACTTCATAGGACTGGAAGGTAGTGTTACTGTCCTGGATCAAAGTTACAGGATACCCGCCTTGCATCACACACTTAGCCAGAAAGTAATTCAGCGCGTCGTCAATCGCCGCCCCAAACAATTCAACCCACGGGATGAGAATGGGTTTGTCCATTGGCATCGCCACTCCGAAGAAGTTAACATGGCCGATGGTGATTGGCTCTTACTTAGTCGTACAACCCGAGGGGCTAAACAAATAGAGGAAGAAGTTCGTCGCCGTGGCCACCTCTATATTTACAATGGCAGTAAATCAATAGACGGTAAAGTTCTTGAAGCCGTTCGCCTCTGGGAAAACTTGAGAAGTGGTGGAAGTTTAACGGCTGAACAAGTGCGTACTGTCTACAGCCAGATGCTGTTAGGTACTCAGGTTGAGTATGGTCATAAGACTTTTAGCAAAGGCCAATCTGACCAACGCTACGGGATGCAGGAGTTATTAGATTTCCACGGCTTATTGCACAGCCTCCCATGGGATGAGGGGTTAGGCAAAATATCAGATACTGATAAACGCTATATCAAAGCCTGTTTGCGTAAGGGGGAGTCACTTACAGAAGAGCCACGCATTCGAATCTCAACGATTCATTCTGCAAAAGGAGCTCAGGCGAATAATGTTATGCTTCTCACTGATACTATGCGCCGTTCCTATTCTATGTGGCGTAAGTTTGAGAACGAACATTTGGATGAAGCTCGCGTGTTTTATGTGGGTCTTACTCGCGCTTTACAACATCTTCATTTGATACACCCGATGTACAGCAGAGGTTATCAAATACCAGCATGACAATTTAGTTGGTCGCCGCGACCTGTTACTGGTTGCGCTCCAAATGCTATACCTTTTTAATATACCCATAACGCAACCAGCCATAGAAGGGGCTAAATTTATGGATGTACCATACCTAACCAAAGAGCATTTTATACAGCTCAATGACCGTGCTGTTCGCCGCAAGGCTAACCGCACACTCAAGCGTAAGTTTATTGATGCGCTTGACGACTCTTTCAAATACCCCATTATCGACACAATGTTGCACAACGATGTTGAGATGCGTTGTCAGATTGCGTATAGTGCAATGGGGGAAACTTGTTGGCTAGATATTTCGCTGGCTGACTTTGATGTGCTTCCAACTGTGGAAGCTGGTCATAACGCCTAGTTTTGTAGAAAGGAGACTATTATGGCGCATATGGTAGAAACGATGGCTTATGCAGGTCAAGTACCTTGGCATGGGCTTGGTCAAAAAGTTGAGCATAACCTCACACCCGAGGAAATGCTTAAAGCCGCAGGGCTTGATTGGACAGTTAGTAAGCGTCCTGTTTACTACGCTGATAAGCCCAATACTTGGAACCTCAATGACCCACGCGGGGAAGCCGAGATGCTTCGTGCTCACGACCATTATGTAGTGGTGCGTGATACAGATAACCGTGTGCTATCGCACTGCGGTGAAGGGTTTGTTCCATTCCAGAACCACGAAACAATGTCCTTCTTTAAAAAGTTTACTGAAGCAGGGCATATGGAAATGGATACGGCGGGTAGCCTTAGTGATGGTGAGCGCATTTGGGGCTTGGCCAAAATCAAGAAGGGCTTTACCCTCGCTGGCGGTGATGAAGTTGAAGGTTACTTGCTTATGGCTAACAGTCACAAAGTTGGTTCGGCAATGACCATTATGTTCACGCCTATCCGCGTAGTGTGCAACAATACGATTACTATGGCTCTCAACCAAGAAGGGCTTACTGGTAAGTTCCGTGTATTGCATCTGCAAATGTTTGACGAGGAAATTATGCAAGCGGCTGAAACAGCACTTGGTATTAGCGGTGAGCAAATGACACAGTTCCAACAGCAGTCCGAGTTCCTTGCCAAGCAAAAGGCTACCAAGGATCAGGTTGATAACTTCATTGCTGAGTTATTCCAGCCGAAGTTGTTAGTGGAGCGTGGTAAGTCTAATGAGGCCAACCTTCCACCGCTTCATGAGGAGTTTAGCAAAACTTCCCAGTCTATACTGGAGGCTATTGAAACTTCTCCAGGACATGACAAAGCATCAGCCAAGGGGACTTGGTGGGGTGCGCTCAATGGTGTTACATATGTTATGGATCACCAAAAGCGAGCCAAAACCCGCGACCATGCCCTTACTTCTACTTGGTTTGGAAACAATGCCCAAGTGAAGCGCAAGGCTCTTACAAAGGCTTTGGAATACGCTAAAGCCGCCTAGGAATGTGGGGGTGGGCAGAAGCTCACCCCTCGCCCAATGCCCTGCTAGGAGAGAACTTTTAGTGGGGCATTGGAGTATTTAGGGCTTGCTTGATTCCCAATATGTAGTAGAGTTAAATGGTAAACCTTTATAGAAAGCGAGGTAATCATGGCCGCATCAGTAAAGACATATGTTGTACTTGAAAACAATATTGAGTCTGACCGTAATGAGCCGTATTCGTATTTTGTTTTTCCTTCAATGAGGGAACTGCGTAACTGCAAGGAGATAGATGAGTACAGTATTGTATACTCCACAGTTGAACAGTTGAAGGAAGCCCACACTGAGGAAGAGCTCCTTAGTGTTATGGAAGCTAGTTACAATAAACTCAAGTCACCCTTAGACAATGAGACAACTGGCTATTTGCGAGCGCAAGGTGTCCACGGAGAGTTCTTTTCATATGTGGATTTTATTGCGCGAAAATACAAACCTGTGAAAAAGGAGACCAAAGTGTCTGCAGAAGTAATAAACATCGAGCCTACCGCACCTATCAAAACTGAGCCAAAAGCTCAGCGCACGGCTAGGTCTAAATATGATCCCGATGCTAAAATCGTAGTTACAGGTGATAACCCCTACCGTGAAGGTAGCAATCGCTGGCATAACTTTGAAGCCCTTGCAAAGTCGGCTACTGTGGCAGATGCACTTGCCGCTATGAAAGCCCTGACTCCAGGAGGCAATAGCGTAGATATCCGTCTAGCCCTTGAAAAAGGTGCTATCCAGTTAGGAGGTTAGTTCTATGGAGAACATAGAAAGGTTCTTTTACTGGATAAATGAGCGTCATGCCATTTACCAAAAGCGAGCCAAGGGGGTCACTCCCCCTTGGACTGATGACCATATCCTACAGGATTATAAGTTTACTAATCCCTTCCGTGAAAATGACCGTGTTACTGTGTGGATGCGAAATAATTGGACAAAGCCCAATGATAACCGCCCACATGGTGAGATCATTTTTAACTGCTGTTTATTCCGCATGGTCGGCACAAGCGAGTTTGCGGATGAACATGGGTGGGTAACAGAGTGGGATCCTACCCGCACTAAGGAACTTATCGATACCCGATTATCTGTTGGTTTACGAACATTCACTGGAGCTTATATAATCACTAATCAAGGACTCAAGGCTAAAAAGTCGGAGGTAGTGGTTGACCATTTTCTCACGCCGATCTGGGAAGCGCAACACAAACTGGCGGAAACCGCCACCAACACGAACTCGCTCCAAGCCGTACATGAAGCGATGGCTTCCTATAGGGGATGGGGAGGGGGAGGTTTTATGTCATATGAAGTGGTTACCGACCTCAACTACACGCCTGTATTGGACAAGGCATCAGACCGTTTTAGTTGGGCAAACGCTGGTCCAGGAGCAAAGCGAGGACTCAACAGAATCCACGACAGAACCCTGACAAAGTCCATGCCGCAGACCCAAGCCAATAAAGAAATGCAAGAGTTACTGATTCAAGCACCAGATTACATTCAATCTCATGTTCCCATTGAAGCAGTAGATATGCGTACGATTGAGCATAGCCTGTGTGAGTGGGATAAGTATGAGCGTGTACGGTTAGGCCAAGGCAAGCCTCGTAGTAAGTATCGCGCTAATATTGGTATGTGGTTGGAGGCTCCAAATGGCGGGGTGGTATAGAAATGTTGTGTCCAAAATGCAGTGGCAAATCCAGCGTCGTAGACAGCAGAATTACTCCGGACAAATCAATTCGGAGGAAGAGAGTGTGTCAGAAATGCAAACACGTCTATCGGACATTGGAAGTATTAGAGACCTCCAAGCCCACCACGCCGAAACCGAAGCCCGAAGCACCAAATCCAAAACGGAAGCCGAGGATGAAGACTACATGGGCGGCTAAAAAACAATTCAGATACACAGAAGCAGACATTGACAACCTAACCGATGAAGAGTTAGAAGAAGCAATGGCCTCTGGTTCAATAAGGTTTGATGAGGAAGAGTTATGATACCAATTTATATTCCAACAAGGGGTAGAATCAATAAACAGACCACATGGCAAAGTATTGGTCCGGAAGCACGAGAACACGCTGTTCTGGTTTGCCCCCAAGAAGAAGTCCAAGCCCACATTAACAATGGTCGCTACTGCTTAAACCGTGGCGATATTAAGGGCATCAATAATGTAAGACAATTTATAGTAGATCATGCAGTGGAGAGAGGCCATGATAAAGTGCTTATTCTGGATGACGATCTTGTATTTGGTCGTCGTGCAATGCCAGATGCTCCCAATTTAAGAAAAACAACTCAAGAAGAAATGCACGAGTTGTGGGAGCGTATGGATAGAATGCTTAATAGTTATGTTCATGTGGGACTTAGCCCACGGCAAATGAATGATAAACATTTCCCCCATTTATTCAAAGAGGGTATGCGGCAAAACGCTGTCCATGGTATCCAGCCAAAAGTTCTGCATAAAGAAAATATACGGTATGATACAATGCAACTGATGGAAGATTACTATGTAACCCTCAGCCTGTTCAGTAAGGGATATCCTAATTATGTTATTGTAGATTGGACTTGGGATCAGCGTGGTGCTTCTGGTGCGGCAGGAGGGTGCAGTTCTTACCGTAATGCTGAACTACAAGAACAAGCCAGCCTTGCTCTTGCCGCCGCTTTCCCTGACCATGTAAAGGCAGTACAGAAAGAAACTAAAACAGGCTGGGACGGTATGAAAACCCGCTGGGATGTCCGCGTACAATGGAGAAAGGCCGCAAAAGATGGCGATTGTATCTAACTATTACCAAGATCCACCAAACGCTATTCAGATAGAATTAGTGGAAGGATGTAACCTTGCTTGCTCGTTTTGCGGTATTCAATCAATACGGGAAAATGGTGCTGATGGTCCAGAAGATATACATGGTAAAGCATCGGCTCCATACAAAAACCTAAGTCTAAATGATGCAAAGGCAATAGCCGAAGCAATAAAAGATTCAGGGTGGAATCCTCGGCTTGAGTTTGCTATGCACGGTGAGCCAACAATGCACCCCATCTGTGCTGAAATTATACGGCAGTTCCGCATGATCCTACCAAAAGCCCCCATGATGATGACCAGCAATGGCGGTGGCCTTTTGAAAGATACAGAGGAAAGCGTCAATAGGCTGATGGACGCAGGGCTGAATGTTTTGTTTTTGGATAACTACGACCGCATCAAAATCGTAGATAAAATCAAGGAGCGTTACAATGGTCCACATCCCGTTTATGAATATCCCGCCGATCGTGCCGCAAACCCCCACCGTAGAAGAAAAGTTACAGATCATGATATTGTCGTTGGCATGGATCTCACATTGGCTACAAGTGGAACTCATGCCCAAGTTAGCAACCATGCTGGAAATGCTTTCCCTTTGAACCATGAGCAAGATGGCAAACGCTGTGCAAAACCTTTCCGTGAGATGTCTATACGCTGGGATGGTAATGTCGCTATTTGCTGTAATGATTGGGTAGGATGGTATAAGTGCGGCAATGTTTTAGAAACACCGTTAGAAGAAATATGGCAGGGGGATGCTTTCCATGCGGCGAGAACGAAACTGTACCACGGTCAGCGGGATTTTGGTCCTTGCAACGGCTGTGACAATACCACTTTGCGTAATGGACTTTTGCCTGACCGTATGGGACGCGAGGAGTTACCCGAGCCTACGCAGGAAACAGAAACGGCAATAGAAAATGCTTTGAGTGGAGGTACTTATACCCCGCGTGTAAAGAAACATTATGACTTTATTTAAGCCCCATACAGCCACTAGAAGGTTGCTTTTGGTAGTTGGGTAGGGCAAACTAACTTCAGCCGCTCGAGCGGCTTTATAACCCCATAGAAAGGTGGTTCAATATGGCACTATACGGTAAAGCCCCAATGAGGGGTATGCACACTTTCACAGCAGTTAATGTGAGTGATGCACTATGGCTTGTCAAGCAAGCCTTGGAAACTTCTGGTGTAGAAGTAGAAACCAGAAATGGTAAAGCATTAGAGTTCCGTGAACCATGCGCTATCACATATAATAACCCTTGTGAGCGTGTGTTGTTTTATCCCCAGCGGGATGCAAACCCCATCTTCCACTTTATGGAAAGCCTCTGGATGTTGGCAGGGCGTAATGACCTTGAGTGGATCCAGCGGTATAATAAACGGATGGGTACTTATAGCGATAACGGTACTCACCTTCAGGGTGCATATGGTTTTAGATGGCGTAAGTATTTCCACCGTGACCAGTTAGAAGTCGTTATTCATAGACTTATGACCTATGAAAATGATAGACGAACTGTTTTAACAATGTGGGATCCCGAGTGGGATTTGCGTAAAGATAATGGGTGCAAAGACCACCCTTGCAATACTCATATCTATTTTGGTGTCCGCGATAACAAACTGGATATGACCGTATGTAACCGCAGTAATGATATGATCTGGGGTGCGCTGGGAGCTAACGCTGTCCATATGTCCATTCTGCAAGAATATATTGCGGCACGGATTGGCGCAAAGGTAGGGATCTACACACAGTTTAGCAATAACCTCCATGCTTATACCGAAGTGCTGGAGCAGTTAGATGGCATGACCCCTGATTATGATTCATATGCCACACGCATGATTAAACCTTCGCCATTGATTGACGATATAGTCACCTTTGAAGAAGAGCTTGAGTGGTTTATGGAAGATGCCGAGAAACCAAGACATTATATTAACTCCGTTTTTAGCGAAGTGGCACAGCCTATGCACAGAATGTGGGTGGCATGGAAAGAAAAAGAGTTTTTCCAAGCCGTAGAACATTCGAAGGACATAAAGCCAGATGATTGGCATTTGGCGTGTTACGAATGGTTAGAACGGAGGCGTGAAAAATGGATGGAATCGGTTTAGGCTATGAAGGTCACGAGGCTTATATGATGCGGCGTATGCGTGAATTAGAAGAGGAGGAGTATGAAAAAATGGTAGCCAATGGTGAAATAGAGGCTGATGACTACAGTGCCATTATCAATAAGGTGCTAGGTCTGGCTAATGAAGATGTTGAAGGGTTGCATACATCTGAGCAATCCTATGGCAACAGTTGGAAACAGCGCGGAGGTGTTGGTGCTTTCATGATGCTGGCTCGCAAATGGGACAGGCTTGAAAAGCAAGTGGCTGACTGGAATTATGATGTGTTCCAAACGGCATACGAAGACAGCCGTGAGGAAGGTGTTATAGATGATATACGCGACCTACGGCGTTATTTGTTTTTAGTTGAAGCTGAAATTAGAATGCAACGAGGGGAACGCCCTGATAATGGACAACTCGAACTCGAAGTTGGATGAACCTGTTGTTGCTGTTTGTGAGTGCGAGGGTGAGGTTAAACGCCTCACCTTTCGTAAACTCAAAAACAAATGGCCACATTGTTCCTGTAATCAACCTATGAAAGTAAAGGCAGACGATGCAATTCCCCCTGTTCACACCACCGACTGAGTGGGTTATGCCTGATGGCTACCCTGATCTGTCTGATGCCAGAGAGGTTGCAATCGACCTTGAAACACGCGACCCAAATCTTACAACGATGGGCAGTGGGTGGCCTCGCAAGGATGGGTATGTAATCGGTGTGGCTGTGGCTGTTGAAGGTGAAGCATGGTACTTCCCGATCAGGCATGAAAACGGTGGCAACTTTGATGCTAAACAAACCCTCCGCTGGCTTACTGATGTATGCTCAGTTGAGCGTGATTATATTATGCACAATGCTATGTATGACCTCGGTTGGCTGTGGGCAGAAGGGATTGAGGTTAAAGGTCGCATTGTAGATACTATGCTCGTTGCCGCCTTGCTCGATGAAAATAGATTCAGTTATGCCCTCAATGCTTTGGGTAGGGATTACCTTAATGAGCGTAAAAGCGAAAAGGATTTAAGGGAAGCCGCTGAGTCTTTTGGCGTAAATGCTAAGAGTGAAATGTGGAAACTACCAGCACATTTTGTCGGTGCGTATGCTGAGCAGGATGCCGCCTTGACTTTGAAACTGTGGCAACATTTCAAAGGGCTGATACTTAAAGAAGATATTGCCGATATATTTGACCTAGAACTTAAAGTGCTAAAAGTCGTCTTCGCCATGCGTAAGAAGGGTGTGCGTGTAGACCTTGAAAAAGCCGAGCAGTTAAAAGATTATCTGCAATCAGAAGAACAAAAAGTGCTTGCTTCTGTCGGTGGGCAAGACATTGATATTTGGGCGGCGGCGAGTATTGCTAAATCTTTCGATGCTCAGGGGTTGCGATACCCTAAAACGCCCAAGAGTGGCGCACCGAGCTTCACTAAAAACTTTCTGGCTAACCATGCCCATGACTTGCCAAAGGCTGTGGTTCGAGCTCGAGAGCTGAATAAAGCCCGAACTACCTTTATAGACACTATACTGAAGCACCAGCACAATGGTCGCATCCATGCTGAAGCACACAGCCTGAGGAGTGATGATGGTGGCACAGTTACAGGCCGCTTCAGTTACAGCAACCCTAATCTACAGCAAGTGCCAGCACGGAACGCTGAGATTGGTCCAATGATTCGTGGCCTGTTCTTACCTGAAGAGGGTGAAGTGTGGGGGGCATTTGATTATAGTAGCCAAGAACCACGGCTCGTTGTTCATTACGCCAGCCTACTCAAACTGCAAGGCGCACAAGACTTTGCTGACCAATACAATATTGATGCTAATACAGATTTTCACCAAATGGCGGCTGATATTGTGGGAGTGCCACGCAAGCAAGCCAAAGACATCAACCTTGGATTGTTTTACGGTATGGGTAAGAACAAACTGGCTGAGCAGTTGGGGCTGGAGTTTGAAGATGCAAAAGAGTTGTTTGCTGAGTACCACGGTAAAGTCCCCTTTGTGCAACAGTTGGCTGATTATGTAATCAACCGTGCTTCTAACAAAGGTGTGATACGCACCCTACTTGGACGCAAGTGTCGTTTTGATAAGTGGGAGCCAAATGCCTATGGCACATTCAAGCCACAATCTTACCAAGATGCGTATGCCGAGCATGGTCCTGCTATCAAAAGAGCGTTTACTTACAAAGCCTTAAATAGATTGATACAGGGCAGTGCCGCTGACCAAACTAAAGCGGCGATGGTAGCCTTGTACGAAGAAGGTATTACACCCCTGATACAAGTACATGATGAATTGGATATATCAGTAGGTGACCCAGAAACAGGTAAAAAGATACAGGGTATTATGGAAACCTGTGTGAATATGCAAATCCCCAGCGTTGTAGATGCTGAGTTCGGTCCGAGTTGGGGTGAAGCCAAGAAAACATTTAGCGATAAGCCTTGGGCAAGAGGAGTAAAGGATGGCGGGACGCCGATGCAAGACAACAACCAACATTAAAACATTGATGACAGCATGGGATGCACAGTTCTTACTGCGCTACCATACTGTTCCAATGCAAGCAGAGAGGCAAACAGTGGGAGCACATTCATACGCAGTAAGCATTTTGATTGACCAATTATGGCCAGATAGTTCTAAACAATTGATTATGGCGGCTTTGTACCATGATGTACCTGAAATTGTCTTAGGTGATATCCCCGCTACTGCGAAATGGGCATTCCCTGAAGTGATGCAAGCCTTTGAAAGAGCAGAGAAAAAGGTGATGGACGACCTTGGATTGAATTTTATGCTTTCGCCAGATGAAAAGAACAGACTTAAAATGGCCGATATGCTTGAACTCGTGCTCTATTCCCATCGCCATTCGGAAGGAAGTGAGCAGATGAAAACAGTCATGCACACTGGCATCAATTATCTTTACAAAAAGTTTTCTGACCTTCCTGACTTCGCCCCTGTGAATAAAGTGCTTATCCACCACAACCTTAGTGTATGAGTAAAAAGATAAATTAAGGGCTAACATTCTGTTAACTAACATACTATAGTTTACATAGGTTAATTGTAGAAAGGATGACCTATGGAACACAGCACATGGCAACAGTACGAAGACGATATGTTTCGTTACATCGTGCATTACACAATTACAGAGTCTTTTGGCAGAGGCCATTATCTCACCACCAAATACTCCGACCTTAATATATGCGCTAAAGTTTACCGCGATATCAGGCGCGAGTCGCCTAACCGCAGGGTTTTGGTCTACGCTGTTTGCCAGCCACCTAATCGCCAGCTCACGGTCAGCCTACCCATTGCGGAGGACAAACTGCCATGAACCTGTTTTGGCTGTCCATGGATCTTGAGGAGTGCGCTCGTATGCACTGCAAGAACCATATTACTAAGATGCCGCTTGAGACTACGCAAATACTCTCTACTGCGTATTGGCTCAACAATACCGAAGGTCCGTATATGCCTAACCATCAGCATCACCCATGCACGATTTGGGCGGCACAGACGGTAGAAAACTACCGTATGACATGGAACCTCGGTTTCCAATTATTCAAAGAGTTCAGGTATCGCCGTGGTAAACCACATGGCTCTGAACATATCTTCTTTAGTTTACGGTGTGCTCCACCAAACCTCACAGCCCGAGGGTTTACCAAATTCCCTCAGGCTATGCCCAAGGAGTATCACCATCATGATGTAGTCACGGCATACCGTGACTATTACCGTGGGGAAAAGCAACACCTCTTTGAGTGGGAGTGTCGGCCTATCCCTGAATTCGTAGCAGACCTGTGTGCATAGGAGAAAGAAAATGGACACAAATACCCACAAATCAGTAGCGATTGACATCCAAACCTACAACATCCTCACCCGCATGGCTGAGGAAGAGTGCCGTAGTGTTGCGATGCAAATCAAATGGCTCCTTAAAAATAATGGGAAGCACATTGATGTATCCCCTGTGATTGATGAAACACCACCACCAATTAAAATGAAGCCTAAACCTTCATTTACTAGGATTATTTCTACAGGGGCTTCGGCCGATATGCTTGTCAGGTTTTACCAGACAGAAGCAACTATGTGCGCTAAAGATTTCCAGGATTTACCTGTAGATGACCCAGCCAAATTGCTCTACGCAATGGCTACCAGAGGTGATTTAAAACGCATTGGTAATGTATCACCTTTTTATTACCAGATCACCCCACAGGGTCAAGTGAGGGCTAAGAAAATTATCAACGCAAGGAGGTCACAAAATGGCTCGTAAAACACTGTTCACTGAATCTAAGAAGCTGAAAGTCCGCACCGATAAAGCGAAGGGCATGAAGCTCAAAGATATTGCTAAGAAACATAAACTGACCATGAATCAGGTTTCCTACATTGTTTACCAGACTCAGGCCGCTTACGAACCGACAATAATTCATGTCGATCAGTTCAATAACAAAGCGCAGAAGCATGAAGCACAGACTCAGCCGAGCCTGTGGGAGCGCATCAAACGGTGGTTCGGATGAAACCTGTTTGGGAAGTTTATGAAGTTGAAGACTCTTTGTCCCGGATGTGGGTATTGGATGGACCAATGCTGAAAAAACCCATTGTATTTTCATCTCTATCTACGATGTATAATTACATGGAATCTTTCCATGAAACACCAAAAGAGCGTACCTCCTCCAAGGTTCGCTCAGGTGATTCAACCACTCCAAAACATCCCTATGATAGATCGGATGCGTATTGGGAGGCGCAGGATGGAAAATAAAGAACAGTGGATACGCGACACAGCCGCACAATCCACTAGCTGGAAAGACTTTGCCGAGCGGTTAGGATACTCATACCAAACTGCTCGGGTATGGTCTATGCGATATAACCTAGATATTCCTGACGGTAGGGTGGGCAACCCCTCTGGTTCGCCCAAACAAGCCGAACGGAATCATGATATATGGCATAGGCGGTATAACCTCAATGAAACGCTTCAGAGCATTGGTGAGCGTTACGGCATTACTCGGCAACGCGTCTTGGCTATTGCCAAGCGTGAAGCAAAAAGACTTGCCAAAGAGGTGTAAACCGCTATTATTAAATATGGCATTTAGTTTACAGAAAGGAGCTTGCCATGATTAATGAAACAAACGCAATGGATCACTTCACCAAAGTTGGTGGTGATGTTGAAGCAGTCGCTCGGGATATTTATTCTTTAGCTCGGGCATATGCCGAAATATCGTTGTTCCACACTTATGTGAAAGCACGGCATCCGGATGTGCATCGGGAGGCTATGCTGTTCGTTGAAGAACACATTATGCAAAACGGAGGGGTGACCAATGACCAATCTCTCCAAGCCTAATATTGTAACTGATGGGCTACCGCGTCATGGTAGCCCACAGGATCGTGGCGGTGCTGATGCTTATTATGGTCGCGGTTTTGAACCGCACTATTACACTGGTCATACTTACCAAAGTGATCGGGTAGGTGCTGAGGATATGACGCCAGCTCAAATTGAGGAGTATCGTTATGGGTATGAAAACGAAGAAGACCGCAAAGATTGGGGTATCCCTGAGCGGGAAATTGATTTCCCTACACATAGCGACTTCGACACCGAGGAGGAATAAATGGACAGACAAGATCTGGAACGCAATCCGAGCCTTCTTGAGACTATCGTAAGTTGTGATTGGATGAGTCCAACCGCTATTGAAGTCCAAGCATTAGGTATTGAAGATAACCTACACGCTCGCATTTGTTTTAAGAATACCCATAAACAAGTCTGGGTGATCGATGGCAATAACCTGAGTATTATGCCGTGGCCGAAAGACCCAGCAATTGCTATCATGCGATATTCGTTAGGATTGGAGGGGGCAGACTAAACTCCTTTCAGTGGCGGGGAGCAAAGGGTTTGTCCTCGTCCAACATAGTGATCCTCTGCTAAAGGGGCTCTCCTATGGAATACAAGGCCATGGATGCCGAAACACTGTTCCCCTCAGAGGAGTTGTTCGCCTCGTTTTGTAAGCAGTGTAGATTGTCAAAGCAGAGTCTGCCTTAAATCATTGCCTGTAAATCCATGGAACACCCTTTTTTATCTTTGAGCATTTAGTGTTTGCTTTCAAGCACTCACACTTTAATATTAAACTATAACCTTAACTCGCAGAA